AGATTATTGTGGCTACCTATGGTGTTGCCGCTGTGGGTATTAATATCCCTAGGATTTTTAATTTGGTTCTTATTGAACCCGGCAAAAGTTTTGTCCGTGTTATCCAAAGCATTGGCCGCGGCATAAGAAAAGCCGAAGACAAGGACCATGTGCAAATCTGGGACATCACCAGCACCTGCAAGTTTGCCAAGCGACATCTGACCAAACGCAAACAGTTTTACCGAGAAGCCAACTATCCATTCACATCTGAGAAACTGGAATGGATGAAAATCGCTTGACTTTCCTTATAAAATACTGTATTATCAAAACATGCGCATACTAACACTTGACAACGCTCCTTACGATCTTGATCATCTGCCTGAACAGGTAGAAGACATGAGATTTGCAATATTAGACAACTCTGATCCTGCCAATCCAGACTATCATTATATTCCACTTATCTTTTTGGAAAGTTTCAATGCACCTGCCCTGGTGCTACAGATAGGCACCAACAGAATCAAAATGCCCGTAGACTGGCAGATACTAATTGGCGAACCTGACGTAGGCGATTTGGAAATACTACCGTTAACGTCAATCAACGATCGTGGCTTTAGAGCATTTCAGTTCAACCCACTGAGCAGTTTCCGTCCCAGTTTCCCTAACATTGAGATTGTGGATGTGTATCAAGAAGTGGCTTGGTATGCCCCCAAACTCAAGAACGGCCAGATGCTGTGTGTGCCCATAGACGACAGTGAGACTCCGGATTGTGTGTACTTTGTAAAAGACGTCAGCCGCAACTGCGAGATTGTGGACTACAACAAGGCCTGGTAATGGGACAACTCACACCCGGAGCCACTCTCATTTACGAACGTGCTGATGGTATAATCTATGCTAGAGAATCGGGCGCTGACCCTAGCACACGAAAGGTAGTGGGATATGAAAGTGGTCGTGAATACGATCCCATTACAGGGCACCGGATCGACTACGACTCAAGAACAGCAGATGGTAGACCCTTGCATGATCACATACAAGAAAATAAAATGTGGGGCGAGATTCGTCGTGAGGCACGCACCAATCCCACTTTACAAGATGCACTGGAACGTGCTATAATGATCTATCAACTGAGCAAAACTGATGAGTGATAAACTAAACATTGCCAACGAGATGCGTATGTTTGATCGCAAGGTTAGAACATTCTATGACGATCTTACCGCAGAGGAAAAGAAAAAGTTTTCAAACTATCTCATGATACGTTGGGGGTCGGCAGTGGAAGGCTCAAGAGAATTGCAGGAGTTCTATGTGATTGCTTGTAACGAGCGACTGAACAAACACTTCTTCAACGTGGGCAAACATCCTAAATTACAGTGGCTCATGGCCACAAGTGTGAGTCCCGGTATGGGCACACCAAGGCATCCGTGGATCGCTCCCAAGAAAAAAGAAGCAGGACTCAGTGCCAAACGCAAGGCATTGGCAGCCATGTATCCCGATTACAAAGATGATGAAATAGATGTTATGTGTGCAATAACAACTCAAAAAGAAATTGATGCATACAATCGAGCCGCGGGCAACGACAAAAAATGACACCTAATAGACTGGTTGTAAATGGTTGTAGTTATATGGCGTACTATGACCGCGGTGGCGGCACACAAGATCTTGCCTTATGTCTAGGAATACCAACGTCAGAAAATCTTTCGATGAATTCAGCATGCAATAGTAGAATTATAAGAACCACACTAAGAGACAGTTACAAAACATTAGTTCCTACACTTTATATAATCGGTATTACTTTTTTGACTAGGTACGAGTTGCCAACACGTTTAGAAAGAGACAATGAGGATGGCAAATGGAGATCGTTAAGTTCTGTTTTATCTTCTTCCACAACGTTAAGTTTTGAACCTGAATTTGATAAGCATTTTACAGTTCAAGACTTGATGGAGTATTCTGCTCTTTGGGACAAATTTACTACGCTGGGAATAGAGGATCTTGCGGTGAACTTGCAATATCAGTTGTTGAGCCTACGTGATAGTCTGCACTATCGAGGACACAGATGCGTGATATTTAATACTGCTGAACATGTATTGGATTGGGTAATTGACAACAAATCATTTGATCTATTAAAATCAAACAAACAATTTGTTCAGAGACTTAAATGGAAAAGTATACCTTGGCAATTTGAACAAGGCGCAGATTTTTATGTAGGTGACGAAAAACATCCAGCAGATTCTAGACATGTTGCATTAGGACAACACCAATGGTTGAATAAATTTTTAGTTGACTATATCAATCAAAACGGTATTTTAGAATGACATTCCGGTGTGAGTTTTGTAAAAAAGAATTTGCTAGAGAAACAAGCATAGCAGTTCACATGTGTGAACCCAAGCGTCGCCGCTTGGCCCAAGACGAAGCAGGTGTGCGCATGGGGTTCCAGGCCTATATCAAATTTTACGAAACCATGCAAGGCTCGGCTCGGAACAAAACACATGATGACTTTTGTGACAGCCCATATTACAGAGCATTTGTGAAATTTGGCAACTATTGTGTGAATACCCATGTGATTGCACCTGCAAGATTCATGACCTGGTTGTTGAAAGCACAAAAGAAAATTGACAACTGGTGCAGTGACAACATCTACACAGAATACTTGATAGAGTACTTGCGTGTGGAGGCAGTGGATGATGCTCTAGCACGAGCAATTGAACACAGCATGAGATGGGCAGAAGAAACAGGCAATCCCGCACATGATTGGATGCGTTATGGCAACACCAATAGTATATGTTATGCTGTCACAGCCGGACGTATAAGTCCCTGGGTGATCTACAATTCAGAATCAGGACAAAAGTTCTTGAGCGAATTATCAACTGAACAAGTGGCCATGGTTTGGCCCTACATTGACTCAGATGCATGGCAAAAGAAGTTTGTGAACTACCCAGCAGACCAAGAGTATGCCAAAGAAATATTGAAACAAGCAGGATGGTAACATGATCAAAGCAATTCACACCTCAGGACGTTATATTCAGGTCATAGGCGGCAGTGCCACTACCTATGTGAATGCCACCCCAAACGCCCAGGGAGTTGGTAACTTGCGGTTCAACACCAGCGGCCAGCGCATGGAAGTATATGACGGTAACAGTTGGGTGGAACTTAACATGCCACATGTCAGTGTAGGTTTGAACGCAGATGCTGAGGCAGCAATCGAATGGGCACAACGTCAGATGGCGGAAGAAAAAAGACTTGAGGCGTTGGCAAAAGAACATCCAGCAATGGCAGATGCACTCGAGGCGGTAGAGGCAGCCCAGGAACGAATCCGTATTGTGGCCGCATTGGTACAAGAATGAGCGCAGACATTGACATTGACTTTGCTGATAGAGAATCAGTGCTGAAACTGATTCGGCATGCCCCTGCACGACAAAGCAACGGCCGTAAACACAACTCAGGTGTGTATGTCACAGACATACCACGTGATCCGTTTGCAGGTTGTGCGGCACTAGATTATGAAACTGCTGAACAGCGTGGATACTTCAAACTAGACTTCTTGAACATGAGTGTATATCAGTTAGTTCGGGATCCAGCACACTACGAGCAAATGTTGGCCACAACCCCACCATGGGAACGACTATGGACTGATCGAGAATGGGCACGACAATTGGTACACGTGGGTAATTATACAGATTTGCTGGCACACATGCGACCAGATAGCATACCCAGGATGGCTGCATTTATCAGTATCATTCGCCCGGGCAAAGCACATTTACAAACCCGCCCTTGGGCAGAAGTATTTGCCAGTGTATGGGACGGGGACGACTCACAAGGTTACACGTTTAAAAAAGCACATGCACTCGGTTATGCGGCTCTAGTAGCCTTACATATGAATTTAATCAACACGCCTAACCAAAGTAATTGATTTACGCTTGCTCTTCTTGCGAGCAATGTCGTTCAAACTGCATATTGGGCCATGCAGAATTTCCAGATCTTTGTTAGCAAATGTCCGTAGTGTGGGACGGAATGCGTCCCACTCTCCACGTAGGAATATGTTTATAGGTATGCTACGGTTTGATTCCCACCACCAAGTGTTGGCTAGATCTATAAATCGACGCTTTAAGTCTTGATCTTGTACTGCCCCAAAATCATAGATGGTGGTAATAGCATCATCGCGATTTTGTACTATACCCACATATTCATTACTTGCGTAGATGCACAAGGTTATAAAGGGGTATTTTTCTGCTAATTTTTGAAATAAGTCACTGCCCATATGTTTCATTCGGTTTATTTATACAGTAAACTTTTAGGTAAATATTTGGAACTATGTACTCAACCACCGCCTACATTTATCAACAGATCCAGCGAATTTTATTAATAGACACTTTAGGCGAGGGTGAGGTATTTGTCCGGAGGTGGGAACCAGTGTACACAAAAAAACTAACAATCAACAAGGGCGTGGATAACGTGATCTTGTTTGAATTCATTAATCAAGATCAAAAGCCTGTTAATATTACTGGTAGCAATTTAATATTTAGACTAATCAACCTCCAAGGCGATGTGCAATTGCTGGAAAAAGAAATGGTGATATTAAATGCCCCATTCGGCCGTGCCAAAGTCACACTTTCAGCAGCCGATACCACAGCACTGCCTACAGAACCTGCCAGTTACTCAATAGACAGAGTCAGTGGCAACTTGACAGAAGCAGTGTTTGTAGATGCACAGGCCCAGGCACGTGCTGATGTGGACATACAGGACAGTGTATTCCCAGAGTTTGTGCCCAGCCACACTGTGACGGTGCCCACCATCTACGGTCCAGAAGTTTATATCAATCCTGTGTACGCCGGCAACTATCCTGACTGGGCATTGAATCCTCCTCCTGTGGGCAATGTACAACCCAATCCTGAAAGGTATTCAAGTTTCATCCCCACAACAGGAGCAAGTTTAACCACATTTCAGTTGACCATGGACCATTACACAGGCAACATCAAGGCACAGGCAGCCGAAACTTATCAAAGTGAATGGTATGATGTCAGCAATATATCTTCATACTACAACCGAACAGGAACGGAACACATAAATGTACTAGGATACCATCCACTCTTGCGTCTTGCACTTAATAGTTATTCGGGCGCAGAGATTGTGGGACCGGCCACTGCCAACGCCCAAGCCGCCAATGGGGTGATCACTGGCATCACGGTGACCAATTCAGGCAATGGTTATCTAGCACCTCCCAAAGTCACCATCATTGGCCTGGGCGCCGGAGCCACAGCAGAAGCAGAAATTACCGGTGGCCAAGTTAGTGCCATAAATGTTACTAACGGAGGTTCAGGCTATACCCCCTCACCAGCGCAGCCAACAGTGCCTGCCGCGGTTGTTATAACAACAGGGGCAGTTGTAGACATAATTTGTAGATGACATTTAAAAAAATTGTGGGATTTGGGGACTCATGGATGTATGGAGATGAGTTGCTGGACCCGGTGTTAGTTCAACAGCATTCAGATGCACATAGTTGTTGGCACCAAAATGATAACTATCGTAACAGTCACAACTTCTTGGGACTGGTAGGCAAGCATTACAACGTTCCTGTGGAAAATTTTGGCATAGCCGGCGGATCCATGCAGAGTTCAATTTGGACTTTTCTTTGGTGGCTAGAACATGAGCCTTGTCCTGAAGACTGCCTGGTCTTGGTAGGGCACACTGATTCAGACCGCCTGAGTTTTTACAATCCCAATCATAAACATTATGCAAACGACCCTCCTTGGAACAAGTTTATACATTCAACTTGGGTACAATATGGATCTAGTGTAGTCCCAGAAGATTTTAGATCCATGGTCAAACAGCAATTGGTGCTGACCAATTGCTCGGAATTGGCTAGACTCAATCATATGCAAACAGTATTGTTTTTTGATGGCATAGCATCCAGAAAACACATACCAATGATGCAGTTTCACATCATGCCAGCCGACAACCAGTTATACCTTCCTACTGAGATTTGGCCTGGCTTTTCGACCACCATGTGGTTCCGTGATCATCCGGGTAATCAAAAGCGAGAACTGATCATGCCCGGAGGCCATCCCAACGAAATTGGGCATAAAATGATTGCTAACAAGTTGATTTCTACTATAGATTCTGCTACAATGTAGCAATGTTTGATATACTGCAATATTTGCCTGCGAAAAGAAAACCCAGTCCACAGGGCTGGCTGAGTTTCAACGCAGTATGTTGTACCCATAATGGCAACAGTCTGGACCGACGTGGGCGTGGTGGTATCAAGGCCACTGAACAGGGTTGGAGTTATCACTGTTTCAACTGCTCATACACAGCCAGTTTTATTCTGGGCCGAACAGTGGGTTTCAAAGCCAAGAGATTGTTAGGGTGGATGGGTGTGCCCGACAACGAGATTGAAATGCTCAATCTCGAAAGCCTGCGTCATCGTAGCATACATGGTATAATAGAAGATCGACAACGAGTATTCAATACTCTCAGTGCCATTGAGTTTGAAGAGTTTGATGACTTCCCACCATTCTCAGAAGTGGTCACACCAGAATTTCCCTTGTACTGGGATTACATTCGTAAAAGAAAAGTACCAGAAGACTTTCCTATAATGACTGCAATCAAAAATGATGGCGTTCATTGGGTCAGACCATTTGTACTAGTTCCGTTCACATACGACAACCGGGCAGTGGGCTGGACTGCTAGATTCCTAGACAACAAACAGCCCAAGTACATCAATCACTCACAACCGGGCTATGTGTTTGGCACAGACTTGCAACATGCAGACTGGCAACATGTGTTGGTAATGGAAGGCATATTTGATGCACTCTCAATCGGTGGTCTTGCAGTGATGCACAATACCATTAGTGACGCACAGGCAAGATTGATTCGCAGTCTTGGGCGCGAAGTTACGGTAGTGCCAGACCAAGATAGTGCAGGCGTGGAATTGATTGATCGTGCTGTGGAACTGGGTTGGGCAGTAAGCGTACCTGAGTGGCCAGAGGGTTGCAAAGATGTCAATGACGCTGTGATAAAACTGGGCAGATTAGGAGCCCTGCTAACTATTATGCAAGCAAGAGAAACTAGTAAAATCAAAATAGAAATAAGGAAGAAGCAACTTGTTAAAAGATTACGGACT